CTCCATCACAGGTGCATATCGACCGCCCGTTGTCTAACCTGACACTGGCCTATGCACAATCACAAGAGAACTTTATCGCAGATAAGGTATTTCCCACGGTAGGGGTACAGCGACAGTCTGACAAGTACTACATCTATGACCGTGCCAACATGAACCGCACAGGTGACGTACAGAAGCTTGCGCCACGTACTGAAGTCAACCGTATCGGTATGGCTATCTCAAACGACAGCTACTTTGCTGACGTGTATGGCCTTGGAATGGACTTCGATGAGCAGACTATCGCTAACGAAGACGAAGTACTGAACCTGCGTCAAGCTGGTGCTGAGACTCTGGCTATGCGCCTGATGATTCACCGTGAAGAAACATTTGCAAGCACGTTCTTTGCAAATAGCATTTGGACAACTTCTGTCTCAGGTGCAGCTTCGGGTTCTGGTGTTCCTATCTTCTGGAATGACTACACCAACGCCACGCCAATTGCTAACGTCACACTTGCTCGCCGCACTATGCAGCTTTCCTCTGGTGGCTATAAGCCAAACACTATGGTTGTTGGTAAAGAAGTCCGTGACATTCTGGTTAATCACCCAGACATTCTGTCACGTCTGAACGGCGGAGCTACTGTAAGCAACACTGCTCTGATCACAGATGCTAAGATGGCCGAAATCTTTGAGGTAGAGAACTTCTACGTCATGGAAGCAGTCCGTAACACCGCTTTAGAGGGTGCTGCAGAGGCAACTGCCTTTATTGGCGGCAAGCATGCCCTTCTGTGCCACACGCCTTCTAATGCGGGTCTCATGACCCCTGCGGCTGGTCTTACCTTTGCATGGAACAACATCCCGGGAGCAAACAACCTTGGTATCACTGTTGAGTCCTTCTCGGATGATGCACTGAAGCGTCAGCAAGTTGCAGAGCATATCCAAGTTAAGATGGCTTATCAGATGAAGCTGGTCGGCCCAGACTTGGGTTACTTCTTCAACGCTATCGTACAATAAGCGTACACAGGTGGGATGCTTTAGGGTGTCCCACCATCCACACAGGAGACCCCGACTATGATTAGACCCGAAGAGTTCCCGTTTCAAATAGACAGACCAACGTTCGTAAGAGTTCCCTTCACTGGTGCTGGTAGGCAGTGGCAAGCGGGTGAACACTTTCCTTGGAAAGAACTGAGCGTAGACGACAACAAAGTTCGTATCCTTTACAACCAAAGAACCCTCTTCCACGATCCTTCTAAGGAGACTGGTATGAAGGTTGGTGATGGACTTGAGGCATTAGATATAGATGGCCTGTCAGGTCTGGTAGATACGATAAATGAGAAGGTCAAAGGCTCTTGTGCAACAACGAGAGAGTATGACAAGAAGCGTTGCAAGAAGTCTAGGGTACTAGATAAGCAACGAGGAATGATCCGTAGTTGGAGGCGTAATTACGGACAGTTGGAGAACGGTTAATGGCTTGGACGTATGATCCTACTACCCTTGGTACTGCTGAAGCAGACGAGAGGTTAAACAGTGTTAGGTTGCTGTCTGGTGATACAGACATTACTGACCAGCAGTTGCAGGACGAGGAGATTGAATTTAGTCTTACTCAGACAGGCAACAATGTTTACTACTCTGCTGCTTGGTCAGCTAGGGCCATATCGTCCAAGTATGCACGACTGGTAGACACAGATGTCAACGGCATCTTAGGCTCTAAGTACTCCACTCTTGCAAAGCAGTACATGAACTTAGCAGACACTCTTGAGTATCAGGGTAAGACTTCGGGTGCTGTTATAGGTATAAGGGCTGGGGGTATTAGTGTGACCTCTGTCAAAGCTGTACGTCAAAACACCGACAGGATAGACCCTAGCTTTCGAAGAGATAGGTTTAAGAACCCCGAAAGTTACAATCACTCTGATGACTACACAAGCTAGGGGTAAAGGATGTTTAGGTCGAATGATTTATTCCGACTTGTCAATGATCACGGGCAGTCTCTGACTCTTCGTAAGATCACTACAGATGGGAACTACGACCCTGCTACTGGTGCGATAGCTGGTGACGTAACTACAGATATTAACATACTGGGGTACTTCTACAACTACAGCTTAGGCCTCACAGGTAACAACGATGATATCGTAAGGGGTCAGAGAAAGCTCCTTATCTCTACTCAAGGGTTAAGTGTTACCCCTGATGACGAAGACCTTATCTTAGGCAATGGCGACACAGTAAAAGTAACTTCTGTGACAACCCTATTCTCTGGTGGTGTAGCCTTGTGTCATATGTGTAGCGTACAGGAGTAAACTATGAGTGTAAAGCTAACAGGCTCTATAGAAGAGGTCATACAAAAGATAGAGGCCAGTGCGGACGAGGCTGTAAGAGCCCTTCTTAGCGAAGCAGTAGATTACCTGATAATAAACTCTCCCTTAGACACAGGGGCTTATTTAGAGTCTCACACTATTAGTAACACTGCTGGCAGACCGAGAAGTCAAAGATCCAGTAAGCGTAAGAGGGGTTCTGGTGGCTCTGCTAATATGGATAAGGCAAGAGCCCAACTAGAGGGAGACGTCCTTAAACTAAACGTAGGTGGTGAAGTCTTTAATATAAGAAACAATTCCCCCCATGCCAATATTGTTGAGCATAACATAGGCGGTAAGATCAAAGACGGTAAGGACGGAGTCTACAAAAAACTAGCACACCACCTTAACGCCTTTGGCATAGAGGCTACATTGACAGGAAAAATGCCTAATGGCTAGTATACACAAGACCATAAGAGCAGCCCTAGAGAGCCGCCTAGCCACTTTAGCTACAGCTAATAGCTTCCCTGTTGCCTATGAAAACGTGTCCTTTAATCCCACTACAGGAACTTCTTTTGTCCGTTGCGGCTTTATCCCAATGCAACGCACTAGAGCAGCAAGAGGTTTAGACTCTCAGATACTATACTCGGGCATGTTTACTATGTTAGTACATTCACCGGAGAATGCTGGCCCCGCCGCAGCAGAGACCTTAGCTGAACTACTTATTGACAACTTTGAGTCAAACACTGACGTCTCTTATACAAGTGACGGAACAACAACCATCGTATCTATAGACTATGCTGAGAGGCAGCAGGGCTTCACGGATACACCTTGGTACTTCATACCGATCACAATCGGCTGGTACATTTACAATTAGGAGAATAACACATGCCTACCTTCGCACAGGGTTCACGGTCTAGCCTAAGCTTTATCACTGAATCTACATTTGGAACTACCCCCTCTGGTAACTTCCAAAACATCCCATTTACTTCACACGGCCTTAACCTAACTAAAGACTTGGTTGCTGGTACAGACATCCAAGCTGACCGTATGCCTCGCCATGAACGTCATGGTAACAAACAATCTGCTGGTGATATTGTGGCCGACCTTCGTAAAGGTGACTTTGACCTATTCCTTGAGTCAGTCATGCTTAATGCTTTTGTAGACTCAGGCTCTAACGATACTCTTGTAGTTGGCACAGTACCTAAGTACTTCTCCATTGAAGACTACTCTGCTGACATTGATCAGGCTCGTCTGTTTACAGGTCAGACTGTTTCAACTATGGGCATCTCTATTGCCCCTAACCAGATGGTAACTACTACCTTTGGCATGGTTGGCAAGGGTATGACTATGGGCGCCACACAGAAGACACAGGACGCAGCAAGTGTTAACTCACCATTCGATGCCTACTCAGGTGACTTACAGATTGGTAACAATGTAGCTGGCCTTGCAGCCTCTGCAATCATCACACAGATTGACTTTAATGTAACCAACTCGTTTGCACCTACCTTTGTTGTTGGCTCTGATGAGACCCCAGCACTTGAAGTTGGTCGTGCAGAAGTGACAGGTACATTCTCAGCATACTTTGAAAATGATGCCCTGATTAACCGTTTCCTTAACGAGACAGAGTCAGCTCTTCAAGTGTCGGTCAACGACCCAACAGGCTCTAATGCTTACACCTTCCTATTCCCAAGGGTCAAAATCAACTCTGCTGATGTAGGTGTAGATGGCCCAACAAGCCGAGTAATTAGTCTTGGCTTTACCTCCCTATTCGATACGACTCTCGCAACTAACTTGAAGATTACTCGTACCGATACCTAATCCCTAGCTAGGGCGGGGGGCATTGGTGTCGGGTCTGATGCTCCCCTTTTTACTCTACCCGACATAACCCTGACAGGAACCTGACATGGACTTAATGAACTTAAAACCTACCTCCGACACAGTGGAAGTGCTCTTAGTACACCCATCTAGCTTGGAGTCACTCACTAACGCAGACGGTAGTGAAATGTCTATCACAGTATTCGCTCCTCATACTAAGGAGTATAAGGCTGTGATGCACGAACATACAAACAAACGTATTGCAAAAGCATCAAAGAGAAAAGCTACTAACTTCTCTGCAGAGGAACTAGAGGCAGACACAATCGACCTCTTAGTCCGCACAACGACAGCTTGGGACATCACTTATGATGGTAAGAAGCCTAAGCTAACACCGGCACTCTGTAAAGAAGTCTACACACAATTGTTCTGGATTAAGGATCAGATAGAGGAGGCTATTGCTGACTCTGTGGATTTTACAAAAGCCTGATCGAAGACTTGCTTGAGTTTGCGGAACATTCTTTCGCACTCAACAAGACCGATGAAAGTGGTACAAGCGAACTTGCACACCTAGAACAAGTAGAAAGGCAGACGGGTATTAGACCAAAGGAGTTAGAGGGACCAGATTTCCCAGTTCTTTTGTCGCATATCTGGTCTGCCTTTGTTGCATGTAGCAAGGGAAGGACAGGGGGTTTTAGTGGTGCTAACCCTCTCCCCTACGAAAGTATAAAAGCTTGGATGGAACTTACAGGCACACCACTAAACCCAAGAGAAGTAGAACTCGTCAAAGAGCTTGACGTGATATACATAAGGACGCAGTAATGCCAGTAGTAGACCTCAGATTTGTAGTACACGACAAAGCCGGTGTTGACCTAGCAACTAAGTCATTAGTTGCGTTTAACAAGGTTAGCCTTGATCGTCAAGATAACTATGATGCAGAAGCTTCTGCTGCTAAGAGGGGCATGTCAGCTACCACCAAGTTGATTTCGTTAGAGCGCAAGCTTAACGTCCAGCGTGATATTGAGACCGAACTGGTTAAGAAAGGTCTTATGTCTAAGCAGGCACAAACAGAGGCCGCCGATAGATACGATAGGATTCTTTATCAAGAAACTAGGACTCTTCAAGATTACATAGACACCGACAGAGTGCTACAAAAAGAGCAGCGAAACGGCAAGAAGGCAGAGGAAGCACTATCCAAGCAGCGGACTAAGACTAAGAACGAGACCGAGAAGCTTAGAAAAACTTACGACAGCACATACGCAGCCACTAAGAGGTACAAGCAAGGTCTCTTGGACATCGACAGAGCCTTTGAAGGTATGGAAGACGGGCCTGCGAGGGCGTCCCGTGCAATTAAGGCACTGAAGTCTGATTACCTAGCTTTCATAGCTGCTAGTAAGTCTGGTGGTCTTGTAGATGCAGGAAACCAGTTTGCTCGTTACGGAGATCAAGCATACAGAGCCCAACAGAGAACTAAGAGGTTTGCGTCAGTTGGTCTGCAACAAGCAGGTTATCAGGTCAATGACTTTATTGTTCAAATTGCCTCGGGGCAGAACGCACTCGTAGCCTTCGGGCAACAGGGTTCTCAGTTAGCTGGTATCTTTGGTACTAAGGGTGCTGTTGTGGGTGCTATTATCGCTGGTGTAGCTGCACTGGGTAACTTAGTTTGGCAGTACTATCAAACTAAAAAGGGTGTAGAAGACTTAGTTAAGTCCCTAGAAAAGCTACCTGACCTGTATAGTCGAATAGAGTCTGCGTCATCCGCCCTGTCCTTAGGCATAACTGCCCCTTGGCATGCGGGTACACGGGCTGCGAGGTCTTATATCCAAGCGACAAGGGATGTAGATTTTGCACGTACAGGTGAAATTTTTCAGCAGCAGCTTAACAATGTCGAAGGCTGGTGGGACTCTATTAGCAAGATACTCTTTGGTAAGGAAAATGTGACAGGCCTCACCACAGCTATACGAAATGAGATCGAAAGAGCCACAAAAGAGATTGAGAATATTGAGATTAACATCGACAGTGGCCGCAATCTTGATAACAATTACGACCCTTCCATTGTAGCAAAACAAAAGCTACGAGTAGGGGGTCTGG